CAAAACTACAACTAACATTACATCTTCCTGGGAAGACACTTGTTACTGTTGGAGGCCCAGAATATCTCCATTTTAAGCCTTTTCTAGTCGTTCCATCTCCTCCCGTAAGAGTTGATCCAACAATTTCTTTTTCTAATAAATTACCTGAACCTGCCCCATCTATTCCTGCTGCTCCAGTATCCGTAGTGAATTTAACCCAATTCCATTCTGAATTAACATCATCATAATTATCAATAATTAAACCAGCAGCACCATCAGAGATGTTTGAAAAGCCCAAAGTCAAAGTTGCATTAACTCTTCTATTTCCAAAACGTAAATGCGTTTTTGTACCGTCTAACGATTCAAAATCTGTGCTTGGATACGTCCCAGGAGAAAAACTCCTAGAAGTTGGTTTTAAGTTTGGGAAATCTATTCCTGTTGCCATTAGTTAATCCTCAACCACAAATAATGGATTACCACCAGTAATCACGTATTCTCCTCCCCAATTTTGTAGCATTTCTAATTTACCGTCACTTGTAATTTTTGCATAGGAAGCAGCAAGCTCAATCAAACCATCCTCTCCAAACGTAATACTTTCAACCTTGTAACACTGATCGGAAGCATCAGTTTCTTTAATCGTAAATAAAGAATTTCTATATTTTGCAGGTAATGGATTAGAAAAATCTTCGGTATCTTCATTTACAACTGACTCCTTAGCATTCCACCAATAGAATGTTTTACTTCCGCTAATTGTGTCTTTACTTACAATTGTTCCATCATCAAGAATTGCACCATTATTAAATCGTTGAACGTGCTGAGTTGTTGAGTAAACCCTTATATAATCCCCAGGTTGTATGCCGTTAATATAATGAGGAGCTGTCTTAAATGTAATTGTATGGTCTACAAACTTTCTTACTGCTAAAACATATCTTCCAAATTGTTCAGCATGCTTTTCGCTTGTACAAAAACCACTTAAATCAAATGTCTCTAATGGATCGTCTACATGTGAAACTAGAACATTCCCATCGGCATCTTTTTCGTCAGCTAATCGTACTACTTTAGACTTATTCTCTGGAAACTTATTTTCTACTTCTTCTCTATATATTACATTTGCTTTAAATGTCTGCCTATCTTCAGGTAAAAGAAAAGCAACATTTAAATCTTTAATATTTCCATCAGTAAACATTCCTTTAATAACAACTTCTTTATCATTTTTCATCTCATAAGTATTTTCATCAAAAGGAACAGCAGGATATAAACTAAATTGTCCTCCAATAATTGTGAAATCTAATAAACATTGCGCCCCTTGTTCAAATATAAATTGTCTTAAATTAACTTTATTAGAAACAACACCATCCCAGAAGAATTTATTTGCTCTACAGAATTTGGCTGCAATACCCATATTATATTTATTAACAGAATCAGTATTAATAACCGCACCAGCTCCTATCTTTTTATCCGTTAACAAAGCGTAAACAATCTCAGGAAATAGACTTGATGCTTCTCCATAAATCTCCCAATACAGAGGTTCATTACCTGGAATCTTATTGGTAAAACTTTGGGAATTATTATTACTATCAGGACGAGCTTTATAAGATTTTCCTTTATAAAAAACTATATCATTTGTTGAATAGGTAACTGTTGAATCCCAATCAGGACTATCAACTAAGTCAGTAACTTTAATTCCTTTTTTAAAGTAAGCAGAAAATTGACTAAAGTTTGTCCACTCTTTTGAACTATCAATTTGTAAACCTGCATAAGCTAAATCTTCGTATGTTGCTTCAGGTCCAACTCCCGGCTCGGTTGACTCGTCTTCCGTTTTCACTATTTCGTTTACATACGTTATTTGATGTTCTGGACCTTCTAAATGACTAGATTGATCTCCTTCATACTTCCAAAAATCAGCAGCAGCATCATAAGGATTTAATTTATGTTCAATATCTTCATCCTCATATACTCTTTCACCAGATTCAACTTCTAGTTCTAAATCAATATCCTCAGTAAGAGCACTACCTCCATAGTCTTGAGCTGGAATAGTTACGATATTCCCATCTGCATAATTCATTCCAACATTTGACAAGCTCCATTCGGCGTACCATCTAGTTTTTTCAGGAAGATTTGTCCATACTTTTAAGTTAACTTTTAATCCTTGAGCACTACCTCCTCCAACAATGCTATAACCTTCACTAACTTGTTTATTTACAAGAGTGACTTCTTTATCAATAACAGGTGGAAGTACAGTTCCTATTTGTTCTTCTTTTTTAACTGAATACCAATTTGTTTGATAATGAGGTGAGCCTGTAAAAACTTGAGGACCAGGAACAAATTTACCTCCCATTCCAGTTCCATCATTCTTGGTGTAATGAAAAGCAACCCCAATAGGACTTGAAGTAGTTCTTCTTATTGCTTGAGGCCATTCAGGGCCGTTATATCCTTCGAGGTTAGGGGTAACATCTCTTGCATTGATATACAAACTCCATGTGTATTGTCCCTGTTTAGGCCAATTATCAAATCTAACAATAACTGTTCCGTGAGTTGGACCTTCAAATCCTCCTGTAGAAATTTGATTACCAGCTTTGTTATAATTAACCGTTCCATAAGGAGAAGGTAAACTCACCTTTGTCCAACGCCAAGCAGTTTGGTAAGTTTGAGGAAGATTAGAAGACGAAGCATCTGGATAATTACCTTTATGATTAATATCAAAACCTTGAACTATATTCCCCGTCAAACCAAGATACTGACGGCTTGGATGACCTAAATTCCATTCTGAATTACTTAATTTACTTTTGGATAATGGATAAGTTTTTTGTCCTGCAAATTTAACTGTAAAATTATCTGAGGGACCAGATCTAAATTGCTGCAAAGAACCTGTTTTCGTAGCATTATTAGCATTTAACAAGCAAACATAAATAGGAGCATATGATTTCTTTTCCATTGCAATAACTTGCTTTATAACATCATTCCCAGGCCAAGGTAAAAATCTATATTCATATTGGCCTTTAGGATGATCTATTCTTAAATAGTTATATTGAAACTCAGGAGAATTTCCTCTAACGCAAAATAAACCAGAATGGTTTAAAACGTCTGTTGGACTTAAATCAACCCATTGAAATTTATCAGGATCTGATTTATCTTCTACTTTTAATTGTAATTTAAAGAAACTATATCTAGCAATGTACTTATCAACTCTTCCTAAAGTTAAAGTAGATTTATCATCATAAACATCTAAGATTCTATCTTCTTCAGGTTTACTATTAACATTTGCAAAAGCCATTCTTTTATAAACTTTTGACTTAATACCTATCTCCGTAATATCACAATTTCTATTATTAGAAATGGTTCCTAAAGTTGTCTTTTGAAGCGTATATCTTTCATGTGGCTCATATAATTCATTATAAATTTGATCATACCAAAAATGATCATCTCTATGTAATGCTCTAGGCTTAACAGTAAAGAACCTACCATTTTGATCCCAATTAGGATTAGTACAATGATTAGCTAATGCCCCTGAAGGGCTAGCGTGATAATAACCTTCTTCTAAAACTTCAAATTCATAATATCTTGTAAAAGTACCACTCCAAGGAAGTCCAGATTTGTTGGAAACTCCTTCATATATTTTTGTGCAATTAACTAAAGCAGTTCCAACCATATATTGTTCATTTTCTACAATTACTCCATCAGTTGTTTCTCTAACTGTTTTTGTCGCAGCGTTAATATCCTCAACCCCATGAGGTTGCATTGTTAAATTTTCTCTAAGCTGTCTATTATCTTTGGTATCTGGAATGGTGTCTTTAGCGTCTTGTTGATACCCAATGCCATCGTATAAATTTCCATCCAAATCACCACTACCTAATAATTCATATTTAATAATTGTTCCTTTTGATAATTTTTCATCACCACTCTTCTGATTGCTATTACCACCTGCAATAAAACCACATCTAAAAGGCCACGCTCCAAGTAATTTTCTTCTTTTCTTAAAAGTTACTCGTCCTGCTGGTCTGCCTTCATCTGTATCTGTATTACTAGGAGTTCTAACTAGCTCATAAGGCAATCTATAATACGTCATATTGGGGGCTGGAGTACTTAATCCAAAAGTCGCCTGTGTTGTTGGATTTCTTGTCCCTGAAAAATAGTTTTTATCATCTATTTGAAACTGTTTAATAATATTGCTGAGTTTGCCTCCAGCTCTTAGAAAAGGAATATTTCCGCCTGGTGGACCATCAGGTGGTGAACCATCAGGTGGAATTTCTGGATAATCAAGTTTAAAAATTTTCTTAGCATGGTAATTACTAATTAACAAATCTCCTATTGCGTATCCTTCAAAATCTGGTCTTTTTTCTATTTCACCTAAAGAAAATAATCCGAATAATTTTAATTGCTGATAACGACCCAAACTAATAAGTTGGGACCACATAAGTTGAGAATCAACTCTTACTCCTCCATATTTTTCACCTGCAATCTCCTGCCGATCAGTAAAAACAAGAGGAACTAAATCACCTAAATTTGCTAATTCTTGAACAGTATTAAAACTAAATTGAGGAGCAAAACGCTTAAGACCTGCCATGTCAGCAGTCCTTTCATTTGTCCCTTTTCGTAAATCTGGTTTAGGTGTTAAAAGATATGCAAGGACAGTTAAAGCAACACCAACAACTATCTGACCAAAAACAGTTAATGCTCCTGCTTTTGTTACTAAGCCAAGAGAAACAGGATCACATCTGATGTCAGGGATTAAGTCATAAGCTTCTGGTCTTTCTTTTACCTTTGCTGCTACACCTTCTAAAAATTGAAAATATTCCTCTTCTGTTATTCCAAGGAGGTTACAGAGATCGGCTTCCGTTGGAAGTAACACCCTGCGAGTGAAAGGGCTTCTAGCGGGGACCAAATCACCACCTGGCTTTCTAATGTTTTTCGGTAACTCAGCCATCCTTCCTCGTAATAAGCAGCCATACCATAGGAATCATCTTCACCATGACATAAACCAATTGCTCCTAGTTTAGGGTGTGAATCAACTCCCCACCGATTTAATTCTTCAAAAAAGATACTATAATCTTTTTTCTTTAATCTTCGATACCAATCACGCTTTGGTTCAGGAGATGCTATTCCATAATGTTTTAAAACAGTTCTGCATAAAGATAAACAATCACCAGTACCGTGTTTTACAGGATCAGACCCTAAACGATATTCAAGTCCTATTAATTCGTAAGGCTTCAAAGGTTTTGTAATTGACCTGTTAAAGGAAGATGAGCACACCTACTCTTAGTCAAAATTTGCTGTGGAGCATTTGCACCAACAGCATCAATAGCAGAACTTAATAACAATTCAATTGATTCTGGATCGTATCTCATGCCAGCAGCTAACCAATATTCACCAGTTAATCTGCCTCCATTCTTTGCAGCAGTGTCTTTATCAAAATCAGTTGTCATTAAAAAAGTCTCAACCTGTATGTAATATTTCTTCTCTACAAATTCTTTAACATAAGACATGCTCAAAGGATTATTAGCAAGGATAATTGAAGCTTCTAAATTATCCCCTGACCTATTCATTGCAGCACCCTGATAAATAAAAGAAAGATATTTATAGTCACCAACTCCTTCATGCTTTCCGTTTTGGAATTTATTAAAATTCAAACTTGTTCCATCAATCCCAGCGAAGGGAGGAGGAACATTTCCCTCTTTAGTCGTAATTTCAACAAAGGCAGTTAAAGCAACAACAGTCATTACATTCCTAACCTCGATCTGGCACTTCTACTATTCCTTAGTGTAGATAAAGTTCTATTTTCTCCAGCTCTAGCACCTTGAGATGTAGCAGTTGCAATAATTTGTCCTACAGCAGACTTAGGAACAAACTCTTCAGAGTTGAAGTTAAGAATAGGACCAGAGTAATTAACAGTAGTAGATCCTCCTGTACCGCCACCTGCATGAGACGAACCAGTGCCAGGGATCACAGCTTCACCTCTAGCACCTGCTGAATAGCGTTGCATGCTTGCAGCCATCTTTGACGCAGGAATGATATATTCACTCTCTCCAGCCTCTCCTATTAGCCCCAGAGTAGGCCTTGTAGCCATACCTCCAGTAGAGAAAGGCATAATACCATTCCCAAAATAAGCACCTTGAGCTGCAGTAGCAACTTTAGGTAGATCAGATACTGAACCCGTTGTTACACCTCCAGATCCAAATGGAAGAGCACTCATTATTGCTTTTTGAAGCATCATGCTTGCTATTTGTTTAGCTATACTCGCTAATGATTCACCCAATGATTTAGTACCGTCTATTAATCCCTGAATTGCATTAGCTAACCCTGTAGCAATTGTTTGTTTTATATTTTCATACATTTCCCTTGTCTTCTCTGCTGCTTTAAAAGACTCTTCTGCTTTAGCTAATGCAGTTACGGCAACTCGAACTTCATCTTCCTTCAACTTAGGATTTTCCTTTAAAATATCGTTTATCTTCTTCTCAATAGTCGCTTGTTTTTCTCCTAATCGTACTTTTTCATTCATAAATTTAGTCTCTTCTTCTAGCTCCATTAATTTTGCCTTACCTGCTGTTAATAAAGGATCATTACCCTTATTAATCTCTTTTTGAATTTCAACCATTTTATTTAAAGCATCCATAGCTTTAGCTGGATCTCCTCCAAATAGTCTTCCTTTATTGAATTTTTCAAATTCAGCTTGTGCATCTCTCAATCTTGGATCAGTAGAAACTTTTGCTTGTCTAATTAAATTTGCTCTTTCTAATTGCCCTGTAATACCTCTTCCAATACCTGTACTGTTAATAAAATTGGCAAATGAAGCCTTCATTTGCGTCATTGCCTTAGCAAATTCACTAGCAAGTTTTGTTGTCTGATTGCCAAATTCTGATAAGGCCTTAACACCTTTAGACCCAACAAGGCTAATCATTCTTTCTCTTACAGCTTCAAAAGCGGCTTCTTTACCTTTTACTTGTTCAAGAATAGATATGTGTTGTCCATAAGCTGTGTCTGTTTCTCCCAGAGCCGATACTAAAGCTGTGATATTTGGCTTGACGGAACTAAAGGCTTGTCCTAGTTCAGAGATACTTTTAACAAACCTATCTACAACAGAACCTACGCTTGTACCTACCAAAGAAAGAGCAAAACCAAATTGACCCCCCATCATTCCACCGCCAAAACCACCTGCTGCACCACCAACAGAAGCACCTAAACCTTGTCCAAATAAAAGAGGAAATGCACCACCAATAAGTCCACTGCCCACAGCCCCTTTAAACTTTTGTCCTCTAGCTCTTCTTTCAGCTAACTTAGTAAGCTTTATTTCTGTCAAAAGTTCTTGATTAGCCATTTCCATATTCTGTCTTCTCTGAATACCAGATAATTTTCCTGCTTCTCTTCTTTTTATTTCTTCTGCCACAATATTTTTAGTTGCTTCTACTTCTGCTTGCCTAGCTGCTTTTTCAGCATTTGCTTGAGCAGCTAAAGCTTGTACCTCTGATTGAAATTGTTGTTTGTTTTTAGCTCTTAACTCTGCCTTTTTTGCTAACTCACTTGTAGCTTTTCTCTCTAATTCTAATAAAGATCTCTGTAAGGAATCTTGTTCTCCCAGTATCGTCTTTATCCTCTGTTCTACATTTACTCTTTGTCCTACCAAAGTACCTGTACCGTCTTTAGCAATAGAAGAAGTTTGTCCTGCTAAAAGTCTTGGCCCTGCTGGTTGGCTGTACTGAGAAGGATTCACTCCTCTAATACTGTTTAGTAGTCTTGATCTTTGCTCTAGTTCCTTGTTTACTGCTTTCTCTGCTGCTACTAAGTTTCTAGCTGCGTTTGTAGCAGCTCTAGTACCTAATACACTTTTATTAAAGTTATACGCAGCCTCTGTTAAAGCCTTATTTAGATTATTTAAAGAAGGAACAACATTAGATTTCGTTACCTCTGCCCACTTAACTAATTTGGCATGAGTCTTATCAATCTGATTTGCACTAGCTTCTAGTCTTTTAGTAAGAAGATCTAACTGCTTAGTGCCTTTTACAGCAATATTTATATCGGCTGTATAGGCCACGATGGTTTAAGCCACGCACTACGCAACAGTCTAGCGGAGTCTCTTCGCTCTATCTATTTCTTTCTGCTGGTCTTCATTTAAAACTTGAAAATAAGAACTCCACCCAAGTATTTCTTCTAACGTCATTTGTCTGACTTCTGCAAGAGACTTCCCTAACTCTTTAGCGATGCCAAATTGAAGCATCAACAAGTTATCTTTACGAAGCTCTGCACTTAGGATTTTGGGTCAATAGGCTCTTCATCATCACTAATAACAGCAAGCATTAGTTTTTGTAAATCTGCATCTCTGACTTCATTCTTTAGTACATCTATTTCGCCTAAAGCAAATAAACGCTGCCCATTTTCATCTTGAGCTTTTGTCATTAATAGACGTAATGCAAACTCATTAGCATCATCTCCTTTTGCCCCTTTTTGTGCTCTTTCTCTTTCTGCCATTGTCAAAGGAGACACCCACATTTCAAAAATTGTTCCATCAGATAATTCAACTTCTTTTTTTGTTGATTCTAGATTTGCAGCTTTTTTAAGTCGATCTATTGCTCTTAACGGTGATCGTGTAGATCTAGGGCTAGATGTCATGATAAAAATTTATACATTTTTATTCTAACCTAATAGACAAGAAAAAACCCTGCGCAAGGCAGGGCTTTTGGAACATTCCAATTCCGTTCTTATTATGAACGACTAAAATCGAATGTTGGTACTCCAGCAGGACGGAAGTTAACTGTTACTGCTTGTGCATCATCAGGAGTAACACCTAAAGAAGCAGAAGTTAATGTTGCGTCAAAACTAATTGAACGGCTAAGAGTGTCACTAACTGAACCACCACTATATACACGGTCTGTATAAAGCTTAAATGCTGCACCAACTTGTTGACGTTGAAGAACATCTTCAATCATGC